GCAGTCTAATCGCGTCTTGGAATACATCGGTGGTTTCTGGAATCACGAGGGTGCTCCGGCTGACTTGTTGACGGGTGACGTAAAACGTGAGACGCGCCTGGTTTGGGGCAACAAAATCAAGGCGCTGATGGCGTCGCAGGCTAGTACAAGAGGCCCCCACGTCCCAAGGCTACGACTTGACGAAATTGATGTCATGTCATTGGACATTTTCGACGCTGCGATGGGCCAGACGATGGCAGACGTAAAGGATGGCGAGATTATAGTACCTGCGCAGACCGTCGCCAGTAGCACACATCACAACGCCGATGGGACGATGACCGAGGTTTTGAGACGAGCCAAAGAGCGGGGATGGCCGGTACAAACTTGGTGCTATAAAGAGACCAGTGCGGCTGGCGGCTGGCTCTTACAGTCAGAGATTGAGCGCAAGCGGTTGGAAGTAACGGAAGTTCAGTGGAATGTTGAGTTTGACCACCAGGAACCGTCACCCGAAAGCCGCGCCATCCGTCCTGAGTCAGTGGAGAAGATGTTTGATAAACTGCTCGGTTATTGGAAAGGCGGCAACCAGGAATACATCGAGGTCGAGCCGCCGGTTAGGGTGTGTAGGGCTTGCTTGGAAGAGACTAAAGACCTGGAGACCAGAACTTGCCCAGGTTGCGGCGAGAAAGAGCTAGAGAACGCCAAGTATAGCACGGGCGCGGACTGGGCAAGGAAAAAAGATTGGACGATAGTTTTAACGCTCAGAACCGACGTTACACCGATACGCCTGGTGGCTTTCGAGCGTTGCGGGCGTCTCCCCTGGCCGGTGATGATTGGAAAATTTGATGACAGGTTAGAACGGTTTCCAGGCAGATCGGCGCACGACGGGACGGGCCTCGGTGACGTGGTAGACGGCTACCTGAAAGGAGAAGCCGAGAGCGTCATGATGGTAGGCCGGGCGCGAGCGGATATGCTGAGTGAGTATATCTCTGCCATTGAGAGAGGGGAAATCGTCGCGCCGATGATTGACTTTATGCACGACAACCACAAATTTGCCAGCGTGGATGACGTGTACAAACAAGGCCACCTACCCGACGACATTGCAGCGGGTGCACTGGCGTATTATGCAAAGGGTAGGGGGGTGGGGTTTTGGTAGAGGAAGATGCACAAATGGGTTTGTCTCCACTGACTCATCAATAGGATTTCTACACGCGATGTTTGCTATCGAGCACAAGACGAATCGGGCGCGTGTACCATCTGGAAAGACGAGCAAGATTTCAAGCCCATCTGCCGTTACTGGCCGGATACATGAGGACGAGTGCATCGGTGGACGGACTTGTTTATGGCTCAACGTGGTCTGACAAGGTAATGCCCGGCGTGGGTGAGTACGTGAGCTACATCTCAATAACTCACGGACTGCCAGACTACCGGCCAGAGATGGACGAGTTATACACTGTTGGCCTTGATACGCTGGTAGCGGAATTGGAGCGCGGTTATCCCGTTCCTGTTCTTGGTCTCATATCTGGCGCGGGGCATTCCTGGGTGGTAGTCGGATATGAACCAGGTGACACACCGCTGGCTGCAATATGCTCAACCCGGAGCGACCGTGTGGAGTGGGTAGAGTATGGCAGCACTGGCTCAGACGTGACGTTCAAGGTGTTTGTTCTGTACTCTATTATGCTGGAGTGGGAAGGGATGCCAGCATTGCCGGGGTTAGTTTCGATGTTTGGAGAGCGGGTCTACTTGCCGCTTGTGAAAAAGGGGTAAACGAAATGGATGCAACATCTTCTTGGGTTATCACTATGTGGATAATTGCCCAGATTTGTCCTGGCTTAATCCCGATATGGCTTATCCAGGGCGTTGATGAAGGGAAAAGGCCATTGACGTGGGGAGTGTTGTTGCTTGCGTTGCTGTTTCCGCTTTCTGTGCTTTTTGTCAAAGCGATCCGGTGGGTTGGTCTCCTGATTGGATGGTTATGGGATCTGCTAGACAGACCGATCTTCAGACAATGACCAACTATCTCCGCTGCGCCCAATGCTCGACCCCTCTCGCCGAGATACAGAACGATTGCCTCGTCATCACGGCTAAGCATCACGGCGAGAAGCACACGACTGTCATCCCGATCAATGACCTGGTGCGCCGTTACTGTGCCGTTGAGGAAAAGGAGCGCAAGATACTACGAGCGCTACAACGAGGCTCGGCGCTTGCCGTTGAACTGGCGGCCACGCTGTACTGCTACCCGGATGACATTGCAATACCTCTTAACAACCTGGAGGGGTTGGGGCTTGTGAAGAGGGAAGAGTCTAGGGGGCGGGATATGTTCACGTTGATGAAAGATGTGAAGGGGAACCGATAGGCTTTTTGGGCCAGTCAAGTATTGTGGGTTACAAAGAGGAGGGGCAGAATGAGCGAGAATAAAGGCAGTGAAAAAGAAAACAGAGTACCCGTTGGTTTTTCAAGTGAATCTGAGATTGAGGAGATGAAGGAGCAGAATGGGCAAAAGAGCCGTAGAGGTTAGCGGGGAATTCTGGCAAGAGATTTGTACAAAAGGATGGTCTGCCGGCCATCCCGACAGGTTAGAATGCGTCGAGGGGTTGCCTGAAGATGCAACCTTTGTCGCTGCTTACTATGAGCAACGAGAGGGTCTTGCCCTCCCCATTGTGGTTTTTGTCTTTGAACACCCCGATTGGCCTGAAGGTATTTCGGAATATGCTATTCCCTATATAAATGTTGGGTTCAAGCAAACAGTAATAAATGCTTGACATTCTCAAGAAAGTATGATACACTGACACGGTAGGCAGTAGTGGCGTAATTGGTAGACGTGGGCTTAATTGTCTGAGCTATGCTCGTGTGGGTTCGAGTTCTACCTGCTGCTTACCAATTAACTAGATATTGATAGCTTGCAATAATTAAATATAGAGCGTCCTTGAGCGCCCCGCTTGTGTGCCCCTGAGCACCGCAAGCGGGGCTTTTCTGTGTTTATATGAGACCAACTGCAATCGAGCGGGCCAAGATAGCGTTGAACGTTTTTCGACACGGGTTCCCACAACCGCGCCGGGATTTTGGGGAACAAAAATCCTCGCCGTTTATCTGGCCGAACTGGAGAGACGGGCAACCGCAATGGCAACTCTGTGATTATGGAGCTTACGTTGAGGAAGGGTTCAATCTCAACTCAATCGTGTATAGCTGTGTGATGTACAAAGCACGGTCACTGATGCAAGTACCGCTACGGGCCTACACTGGAGGGCGAGACAACCCTGAACCGTTACCAGAGGACGATCCGCTGGCGCGGCTACTAGCTCGCCCCAATAAGCATCAAGGTTTCGCAGAGTTTCAACTTCAGTGCGAGATTTACCTTAATATTTCAGGCAACTGCTACATCCTTGTTGACAGAGAACCCGGAGAGAGCGTGCCAACGGCCATACGTGCCTTACGTCCAGACCGAACCTTTGTTGTGCCGCTGAAGAAGCGTGAGGTTGGTTACGTCTACATCCCAGAGGGAAAAACGTGGCGAGACGGTCAGGCGATTATGAGTAAAAATATGATGCACGTTAAGCTACCTAATCCCCTTGATCCGCTTGAGGGAATGGGACAGGGTTTGTCGCCAATATCACCAGCCGCCCGCAGCGCCGACGTGGATAACTCAGTGACGAATTTCCTCAAGTTGTTTTTCGACAAGGGTGTAGTGCTACCTGGTATTGTGAGCGTTGAGGGATACGCCGATGACGGGACTGCTGCCCGCATCAAGGAACGCTGGAAGGAAATGTACGGCGGCTATCGAAACTGGGCGGAAGAGGTGGCCGTATTGGACAAGGGCGCATCTTATCAGCGTATCGGGTTGTCATTTGACGAAATGGGCTTCCAGGTTATTGACGAGCGAAACGAGAGTCGAATCTGCGGACCGTTTGGTGTTCACCCGATGCTTATAGGGACACGGCTTGGTCTATACAGAAGTACGGAATCAAACTTCCCCACCGCTCGCCGAGCCTTCTGGGAGGACGTGTTAAAGCCTGAGTCAAAACTATTCGAGGATGAATTCCGTTATTATCTCCAGGGCGATGACAGTTGGGTGGCCTACGACTTCAGCGACGTTCCGGCGTTGCAGAAGGATGTACCATCGCTTGCTACCGCAGCCTATCAGATGTGGCAAATGGGTACACCGGCGAACGAAGCATTTGCGGCGGTTGGGCTGAAAGTTGCCCCGATTCCTGGTGGCGACCGGGGGTATCTACCATTCAACTTGATGGCAACGAGTAGCGCGGATACACCGCGATTACTAGAGCCGGTGGACAGCCCCATCGAGGCTGAAGAGGATGAGGAAGAGCGAGGCGGCAAGGCGCAAAAGTCCACGCGGTTGACGACTGAACAAAAAGCGATTTTTTGGAAACAAATGGACGCCCAGGCCGTATCCTGGGAGCCTGCTTTCAGCGACGCCGCCAACGATGCCTTTGCCCACGACCGCCGCGAGATTTTGGCAATCGTACACGACGCAAAATCAAAGGCGCTAGAGCTAAAGCAAACCATTGCCTGGAGTGAAACGCTTCTACGAGTCGAGGATTATCTGGCAATGGGCGGTCTCGAGAAC